GAGTAAGTGTGCATTTCAAAACGCCTATACAAGGCAATCCAAAAAATGGAAATGTGCAAACTGATTTCATGTTTGGTGATCCTGAATGGATGAAGTTTAGTTTAAGTGGCACTGTGGGCAGTGCTTTCAAAGGAAGTGACAGACACGTGATGTTAGCCAGTATTGCAAAACCACAAGGATACAAATGGAGTTTTAAATCCGGTTTGATTGATAGAGAAACAAATGAAGTAATCACAAAAGAGCCAAACAAAATTGCAGAGTTATTACTAGGTAAAGGTGCAACAGGAAAAGACTTGTCCAATGTAGAAACTATACACGCAAAGATTAAAAATAGAACAGACTACAATGAATTGATTGCAGATGCTAAAGACAGTTTCAGCAAAATAGGAAAAGAGTTACCAGAACATATTATTACAGGAACTCCTGTGTGGTTTAGAAACTTAATGGACAGGATTCCAGAATGAAACTTGTAGAGTTTAAAAAAACATCTGGCAAATGCAAAGCCATTGTTGAGTCAGCAAGAATACAACACGCCGAAGACTTAATTCTATTTCAAGGACATCAAGGTGCTTTGAAGGCAATAGATATGCTGAAAGATATAGCAGGTGGTAAACAAGGTGTGTCTATTAAATGGGATGGTTCACCAGCAGTAGTGTTTGGTTTTAATCCTAACAACGAATTTATTTTTACAGACAAAGCAGGATTCAATGCTAAAAATTATGATGGCAAAAGCACAAATGCAGATGATCTTGAATCTATGATAATGAATAGAGTGAAAGACGAAAGCAAAAGGAAATCATATGCACAATACAGTATGAAAATGAAACAAGCATTTCCAACGGTATTAAAATCTATGCCAGACAAGTTTCAAGGTTATTTTGTTGGAGATATGCTATACTTTCAACAACCAAAAAAACAAGGAAGCCGTTTTGTATTCAAGCCTAATGTTGTAGAATATAGTGTAGATGCAAATAGTGAAATTGGCAAACGTATTGGCAACAGTAGAGTTGGTGTTGTTATACATCACACAATGAACGAACAAGGATCTATTAGTCCGCTGAATGATACTACAATGTTCAAAGACAATGGTTTGTTAGCACTACCGCCTGCAACTAAAACACATCCGGGAAATGTTGACCTATCAATGCTTCAATCAGCAGAAGCAGAAGTAAGAAAAAACGCAGGTGCAATTGATATGTTTTTAAACAAAGGTAAACTGCAAGAACTTAAACTTACTGATTTACCTAATGTGCTGTATGCATACGTGAACAGCAAAGTAGACACAGGCTTAGATAATTTAGGCAAAGACTTTGGGCAATGGTTAGAAAATAGTGCAGTAAGTTCTCCAAAGAAAATAAGAATTAAAGAATATATTGTGCGAAACAAAACTGGATTTGATGCAGTATTTAGAACTATCGCAACTGTGATGGAAACTAAAGATATGATGGTTGACCAATTGGATGCAACAGGATCAGATATTATTGCAACAATAGATGGCGAAAAGGGTGGCGAAGGTTATGTCGCAGGTGCTGGTGGCAACAGCATTAAATTGGTGAAACGTTCTGGATTCTCAAGAGCCAACAGAGCGATAAATAGATAAGGAGAACACAATGAAAGCAAAAGAGTTTATTAAAGAATACAAAGACATTGATGATTTAGATGATCCTAATAGAGGAATGGACAAGGATTTTAAACAAGAACCTATGTTCAATCAATTAGGTAAAATTTTGGACAGCCAAGGAAATCCTAATCCATTAGACACAGTCATTACTGATGATGGTAAAAAGTTTAAAGTTACGGCAAGACAGGCTGACACAATCCGTAAATTAATGACTAGCACCCAGGTTAAACCTATGATTAGGTCAGAGTTCACTAAAGCCATTCAAAACAGTGAAACATTATCAAAGTTTTTAGAAACAAATGATATGGTTCAATTGTTTAAAAGTATGTACCTAGGGGCAAAAGATGGACAAGCAGAGCCAGGAATTTACTAAAAACTCCAAACACATGGACTTTATTCATTCGCTATACGAAGCGAGAATGACTCGCGACACACGTGATCAAAAAGTCTTAACCTACACAGACTGTTGTGAAAGAACTTACCTTTCATTATTGGTGATTGAACTGTTAAACAAATATGCAAGGCACAGAGTGTCTGCTAGAAACTATGCCAAACAAACTGTGGCATACACCAACTATAATAGATTTAGAATGAGTGCAACAGATTTGTACAACTTTATATACTTTGTGACAGGTGATCAAGAAGCAATGAACAAATTAAAAGACCCTAAGAGTGCAATGGCATTGAGAAAGAAAACTACTTTACCATTAATGGCAGTCAATAGATATTTGAGTAGAATAAGCATTGGCAGTATGTCCAGAGGAAACACACAGATGTTCCTTAATATTGAATCAGGTCTTAATATTAAAAACACAACATACAAAGCAATACGTAGAACTTTGATGGATTATGATGGTGTTACTACTATTGACAGGCAAAACACAGTAACCAAACTAATCCATGCTGTTAGAGCCAAGTTAAGAAGTTCGGACATTATTGACGACTTAGAACGATTGGTTGCTGATAGAAATTTAGAAACAGGTAGAGTTGCAGACAACGAACCTAAGATCAGTATTCCTGATATCAACGTACAAGGAAAAGAATTATCATTGTACAGATATCTAGTAGGCACTAAAAACATTGTGCTCGTAAAACGTTTTGTAGAACTTGCCTTAAGCAACAAGAGTATTCCAAGCACTGTGGTACAAGCATATCTACCAGCAATTAAAATGTTGCACGATATTGTGTCAGGTGGTCCTTCTTATGTCAGTATGCTTCGTGCATTGGCAGATAGGGCAAAAAAGAATAAAAAGTAAACGTTCCAGTTAAATTTTTACCAAAATCTATAAATAATAGTAACCTCATCCACTGAGCGTGGATTAGGGCATTAACGAGAAAAAAGGAGAAAAGAAATGCCTAGTATAACAAAAGTAAATGGTTTCTTGAACAACTTTGTTACAGGAACTGTTTTTCAAAACGCAAATCTTGGCTTCTACGTAGCAACAATTAGATCAACTTCTAATGGTTCAAACACTGCTGTGGACTTAAGAGACGCAGATGGTGATGGTGCCGGTGAAGCAGATCAAATCGTTGAATTGGCTGTTAAAGGTACAAATGCAATAGCCTACTTCGCTCCAACAGGTGCGGCAGGAACACTTGCATTAATCGTTGACGACTCACAACATGACGCGACTTCAATCGCTAGATTGTTAGAGGCAATTGACGGTGTAGGTACTGACACAGTAGTAGCGGCGGCAGATCAATTAACTTTCGCGTAATAGTTGAAAGTAATCTAATAATAAAATTAGGGCGTTTGAACATTAAACGCCCTTTTTTTACGACTGTGCAATAGTTTTTTACCAAAATGTATAAATAATTTTAACTTCGACGCACGGAGCGTGTGTCGGCATTAACGAGAAAATAGGAGAAGTAAAATGCCAAGTTTAACAAACAACAATTTCAGTGCTGATGCTAAAGTAAATGGTTTAGGCGCAACTACACACATCTTATCAGTTGATAACGTGTCTGCTAATGGAATCGATACTATTCGTTTAGAAGCGAACAGAGAAGGTTTCACAGTAGTGGCTGTAGAAGCATCTAACTCAGGCGCTATGCAAAATGGTGACATTATTGCAGTACAAGGAACAGGTACACCTTCATTAACAGGATGTACTCTTGTAGGCACTTTCCAACAAAAAGGTGACTAATAATCACTTGAGTTAAATCAATCTAAAAGGGCGGTTCTTTTTAGGATCGCCCTTTTTTTTATCTCCATAAGTATTGTTGGACGAGAGAAACTGTCATATGAGTTACACAATACACACGTTAATAGATATTACACCAACAGGAAAACATCGGAACAGAAACGATGAAGGTAAAGCAGTTGATCAACAAACAAATTGGTTAACTTTTCAAAACTGTGCCATGCTTAGAACCAATATGGAATTTGGTGATGTTGTTGTAAAAGAACAAATTGTTGACAAATATTTGTTTGGCAAAGACTTCCAAGGCAAACAAAAAGTGTGGAGTGTAACAGCAACGCCTGACCAAGCAGATGCGATTAATGGAAATATGTTAAAGGATGATTTTGACCTTGTGCCAATGATAAATGGATTGGATGAAACTATCAAAAAGCACAACGAACTGTTTTTAACAAGGGATGAAGACAAGGCAAACATATTGTTCATTAACACTTCTGATAATGCAGATAACACATAATATAAATAAAACTGTATAGGCGCTAATTAAAAATAGGCAGAACACTAGGCCTCTTCCACAGAGCAAAATTAACATTGGAAGCGAGGAGCAAAATGGCGACCAAATTAGAAAAAGAAAACTTAGAAGCACACGTAGATTTGTGCGAACAGAGATATAAAAACCTTGAAACTCGTTTAGAAAAAATCGAGGAAAAGGTAGAAAATATCCACGAGGACATACAGTCAGGTAACAAAAGCATGGTGAAAGTAATCATTGGTGCTACTGGTACTATTGTTGCAGGGCTCTTGAGTACCATTGTTGTACTGCTCCTTAAATTTCCTGGATAATAAACAACCCTTACATAATCACTAAATACTGGTATGCAAATCAAAGAAATCATATCAGAAGGCGTCGTACAGATTTGGAGTCGTACAGGTGGTAAAATGGTACGGAAATACAGATGCACATCTGGTCCGAGAAAAGGACGTATTGTATCATCACCAGGAGTATGTACACAACCCAAAAAAGTAGGATCAATATTTGCAATTAAGAAAGCCAAAGCAAGAAGAGGATCTGTCATTAAAGTAAAAACTGCTCGTACTAAAAGAGCAACAGGTTCTAGACGTATTGCAAAACTTAATAGACCAACTACTTTAAAAAGAGCAAAAATTAGAAACCCAGGTAGATCAGTTAGTTACGGTAGACGTAAGCCAATTAGAAAATAAAATGAGATACAAAGAAATAATAGAATCTGATTACATGAAAGACTTAATCAAAAAGATTGGTCCTAGTAGACTAAAAACAGGCAAACCTATTCCACCTAACACTTTACCATCTGGCAATATTAAATCTACAGGCACTAAAAATGTAGGACAAAGAATGGACAAAGCAATCACAAAACAATTGATGCGTCCTGGTGCCAAAATCCCATTGCCTGTTAGTCCTAATAGAGAACAAGATTTTGAAATAGACAAAGTGGATAATGATCAAGTAACATTGAAAAATCCAAGACCAAAACAAGGCGAACCTACAACAACCACAATAAACCAAAAAGACCTTGAACCTGTTATTACAAACATAATGAGAAGGGTAAGGAGCCAATCCTAATGCAACTCAATGAACTTATAGATAAATTTTATATCTATACCTCCAATGAGGAAGAGGATCTGTTACGCAAAATGAAGCAACCATGTGCGTTGAACATTTTAACAGATAGAGAAAAATTTGTTGCAGAGTCTTGCATTAGAAAAGGATTGCTAACCAAAATTCAAATGAAAGACTCAATTATGTTGGTAGTGAATGACCCAGAAAAATTTAAGTCTTAAACTTGCAGAATTAATAGATAAGTCTATCCAAAAGTATTGTGTGCCTATTCAAAAAGGCAACAGTATTAGAATCAAGCACATTGTTATTAGAAAGAACAAACATAACCATCTCGTGATAGATTTACGTTACAACAAACAGATCGCAACATTCTTCAGTAAAACAGGCGCTGTTGCCTGTGCAGTAGCCACAGCAAAGGGCAACACAGATATCAAGCACATTGTGGATATGGACCGCAGATTGCAAGAAAAATACCTAGAATGCGTGAATTACAAGAGTGTGCTTGAAAAAAGCAGTGATGAACAGTACAAACAGACTATCACAATACGGTATGAAATAGCATGGGAAGATTTAAATACAATCAAGCAGACATTGTTAGACATTGTGTTTGATAAATAAAACGTAGGTACAATAAATTATGAGATTAGACCAATTAAAAGCAGAAATTACAGCAGAGCAAGTGAATGACAAATTCGCTCAAATCTTTGGCGAAAAAGTAAATTTACACTCTTTCAGCACAGATCAATTAGAAAGCACAAGACAAAAAGTAATAGGCAAATTAAGCCAGATTCAAAATGCTTTGAGTTTTGATTCATTGAATGATTCAGAAGACTATCAAAAGCAAAGAATGTTATTAGATTTATTAGACAGAGCAATTGAAGAAAGACAAACCAACGAAGGTGGAGATTACTGGGATATTGCTCAAAGAGATGCAAAAGAAGAAATCATGGATTCCTCAGATGAAAAAGAGGCAATTGAAAGAATACAGGCTCATATGTTTTCAACGCCTAAAGACCATGATCAAGAATATGCAAACAAAATACTAAATGATATGATTAAAGATATCAAAGACAAAGGTCTAGACACAGTGCAACATCAGATTGCAACACAAGATGGACCTATGGAAGGAAATGCATTTGCACAGGCAGTACAAAAAGCAAAAGCGGCAGGTATGAAAAAAGGCGATAAATTCAAAGTAGACGGCAAAGAATACACTTTACAAGATGCAGAAGATTTATTAGCAAAAGTTATGAACGAAAAAGCAAAACCAGATTATATAGATTTAGACAAAGATGGCAACAAAACAGAGCCAATGAAAAAAGCGGCTAAAGACAAAGAAAACAAAAAAGTAAAAGAGCACGGACAAGACAACACGTTTGACGAGGCTGGCTGTGTAGGCGAAATGAAAAAACTTTTTGCAAGTGGTTGTTCAAAAAATGAAATGCTATCTAAAGTAAAAGAAAAATACGGTTGCGGTAAAGAAAAATTTGAGAAATTATACGCGGCAAACTGTAAGAATGAATCAGTTGTAAAAGAAGGCGCTGAAGATGAAGCACAATTAGTAATGGCATCCAAAGACATGGTTGACAAAGTAACTGGTTGGATGGAAGACACAGCAAGTATGATGTCAGAAGGCTTACTAGAATTAACTGACGCAATTAGAGACGAAATGGGTTCTGAACAATCAGAGGCATTTGAAAATCAAATTAAACCAGCACTAGAGAGTTTATACTCAACACTAGAAACTACAAGAGAGTCACTAACCGGTGGCGTAGCCATTGTAACAGGCGAACAAGCACCAACGCAAATGGGTGCTGAACCTGAGGTACCAGCAGAGGAACCAGCAAGTGATGACGATATGCCAGATCAGGCAGACGACTTTTCAGCAAGTGAACCAGCAACAGGCGGTGAAGAACCAGCAGACAGAGGCAAAAGAGAATCTGTAGTAAGGCTTTCACGTAGACTGGCAGAAGTTTTATCTCGTTCAAAAAAAAAGGCTTAATTTCGGAAGCCTCCGACACAAAACTAATTCAGATATTTAGAAACTTAATATCAACAGCAGACACAAATTCTCAACCTGCAATATTAAATTACCAGGCTTTGAGTAAGATGTTAAGCAATGTCGGAGGCTCCAACATCAGTTATGATGGATTTAAACAGATGTATGATGCCAATCCGGAATTAAAAAACATAGTCAAAAAGTTTGATTCAACCACAATACATTTAAAAACAAAAGCAGATTCAGATGCAGAACCTGTAAGCGATAAAAAATCTTCTGACAGTGTAGAGAAAATGGCAAAACGTGCCACTGCCAAAAGAAAGTAATTGACAATCTTTTAAACATAATATACAATTAAAATAAAAAATCTAGTAGCGAGTTTAAATCCGACATGACTTTAATACAACAAAAATTTAATTACGCAGAAATCAAACGTAGTAGTGTAAACGGCAGAAGGATGTATATGTGTCCAGATGGAAATGCTGTTGCCAGTGTGACCACTATTTTAGATAGCACTAAAGATAAAACTTATTTGATGGAATGGCGAAAAAAGGTTGGTGAAGAAACAGCCAAGATGATTACTAAAGAAGCCAGTGGTATAGGTACAAGAATGCACAAATTTTTAGAAGACTACATAACCACAGGAGATTGGAAAGATCCAGGTTCTAATCCTTACTCGCAACAAGCACACAAGATGGCAAAAGTTGTGCATGACAAAGCATTAGTTCATGTAAATGAATTTTGGGGTACAGAGGTTAATCTATATCATCCTAAAATATATGCAGGCACAACAGACTTAATAGGTATTATGAAAGGTCAACCAGCAATAATGGACTTTAAACAAACCAATAGACCTAAAAAGAAAGAGTACATAGAAGATTACTTCTTACAATTGGTTGCCTATGCTGAAGCACACAATGAAGTGTACGGCACAAACATCAAATCAGGACACGTATTGATGTGTAGCAGAGACTTTCAATATCAACAGTTCAACATCACACCAAATGAATACGACAAATATAGGAAAAAATGGTGGGATCGTGTTGAAGAATATTACGTTAAGTACGCAGTTTAATCGCTTCTGAACTTTATATCAAACACCTGATAAATACTCTGCAAGGAGTTTAAAAAGTGGCAATAGTTTCAATTTCAAGAATACAAGTACGTAGGGGTAGAGAGAACCAAGATGGTGTACCTCAGTTGGCTGGTGGTGAACTAGCATGGGCAGTAGATACACAAAAATTATACATTGGTAATGGTGCAGTGGCTGAAGGAGCACCAGCAGTTGGAAACACTGAAATATTATCTACTAAAACAAATTTGTTTGAATTAGCAGATCAATATGTGTACAACAAAGACAGTTCAGTTGTAACCACAGGTGATCCTGTTATATCTAGAACACTCCAGGAAAGATTAGACGAAAATGTTTCTGTTCGTTCATTTGGTGCAAATGGAGACAACTCTCAACAAGCAGACAAAATTCAATATGCAATAGACCAACTATTTGCAAACACAGACAAAACTGTTCCAAGTTCAAGAGTCACACTTAAAATTCCAGCAGGACAGTATCAATTGAATACAAGTATTAAAGTGCCACCTCACGCAAACATAATAGGAGATGGAAGCGACAAAACAATATTCATTCAAACAGCAAATGAACCAGTGTTTGAAACTGTAAATGATACACGTACACCTATTGACGCAGGTGATCAAACCTCAACAACAACACTCAACCAAGCACGTGAGATAAAGATAGAAGGTATGACTCTAGAAACAACTGGAGACAACATAGGTTTACTATTAAGAGATTGTGCTAATAGTGAATTTAAAGATGTACAAATAAAATCAAACTGGGTTTCTGGAACTGCAAATTCTACAAACAGCATAGGAATAAAAGTAAAAACATTATCTACTCAACAAACTATCGCACAGACAAATAATAATTTATTTGACAGAGTAAGAATAGAAGGTTTCTCTTACGCACTTGTAAGTCAGTTTACAGATTTAATGGTGGATAATATTTTTTCTAATTGTATTATTGAAATGTGTAGACAAGGTATTTTAATAGGCGAAGATCCTAATGCAGTGAATGTTGGTACTCATTTACAAGGACCAATTGGCAACAAGTTCTTAAACACAAAATTCATAGACATTGATAGAACTGCATTAATTGTTTTCAATGGAACACAAAATACAAGTAGTAACAATAGATTTTTTGATGTTGGTAATGATGGTAATGGTGATGGTAGTCCAGTTCATGCAATTATAGATTTCAAATCAACAGGTAACAAAAGCGACTCGGACTTTTTTGCAAGAACTTATGCTCTTGCAATTGAACCAGCAAATGGAACGGAAGTGTATGTGCCAGAAATCACAGGCAAACATTCAGGCACATTGGCTGAAAATTTACAACCACTAGATTTAACAACAAATGCAACTATCACACAATGGTTAAAATTACCTGCTGAAATATCTAGACAGTATGAAATATCTTATGTGTACAAGAGTTCACCGTCAGACAATGAAAGAACAGGAACATTAACTTTATTTGTGGATAAAGATACAAACACAGTCACATTGGATGATGAATTTAGATACACAGGCGCAACACCAGGTAACCAACCAGATCCAACTTTTACAGCACAATTAGGATTAACAGGCAACAATACGGTAGTATTATATTACACTCACGCAATAGCGAATGAAACAGGAACACTCAACATATCAATCAAATCTATTCACTAGTCAAATTTTATTCAATGCCGGTTATGAACAACGTTTGTCAGCCTGGCGTAATTTAAGAAACAGTTTATCCACAGACAACAGTTGCATACAAACTGTTTTGGATGTGTATCAACATTGTCCTTTAACAAAAACATCTACAGACTATTTCAAAAAAGACACATGGCCCTCTGCTTGGCAACTATTGGAAAAAAATGAATACAATTTGTTTGACAAATGTTTAGGAGTTATGTATACTGTTAACTTAACTGAGCGTTTTTGTAAGGAAAAATTCTCGATAATTAGAGCAGTTACAAAGGAAGAATCCGATAACAACCATAAGTTTTATTATATTATAACGGTAGGCAAGTTGTTTATAGACTGCCAGAATAAAGAAAGTTTTGATGAACAAACATTTGACAAAAAATATATTCAACAATATAATAAAATCATACGCGAAACTGATAAGTAATAGTTTAAACGGAATTGAATACGAATAGGAAGACAATGGAATTAACAACATCTAAGGAAACAATCACTAATACTTCAACAATACAAATCAAGAAAAGAGACGGTCGTTTAGAACCACTAGATATTGACAAGATTCATTTTGTTGTTGAAGAGGCTTGCGAAGGCTTGTCAGGTGTGTCAAGTTCGCAGATAGAAATTAATGCCAACATACAATTTTATGACGGCATGACTACAAAAGAAGTACAACAAATTTTAGTAAGATCAGCAAATGATCTTATTTCATTAGAAGCACCCAACTATCAATATGCCGCGGCAAGACTTTTATCTTATGATGTAAGAAAAGAAGCACACGGACAATACGAATATATTCCATTACTAAAATTAATAATGAGAAATATCAGAGTTGGTGTTTATGATAAAGCAATAGTTGAACAGTTTAATAAAACTGAAATAAAGAAAATGAATACCTGGATAAAAAGAGACAGGGATTTAGATTTTACATATGCAGGATTAAGACAAGTTGTTGACAAGTATCTTGTGCAAGACAGAAGTACAGGTGCATTGTATGAAACTCCACAAGATATGTACATGATGATTGCGGCAACCTTGTTTGCAAACTATCCAAAGAAAAATAGAATGTCATATATTAAAAAATATTATGACGCAATATCGACATTTAAAATTAATATACCTACACCAGTAATGGCAGGAGTAAGAACTCCTATACGACAATTTGCATCTTGTGTACTTGTAGACAGTGATGATACACTACCATCAATTTTTTCAAGTGATATGGCAATTGGTTTATATGTTGCCAGACGTGCAGGTATAGGAATTAATGCAGGACGTATCAGAGGCATTAATTCTAAAATTAGAGGTGGTGAGGTACAACACACAGGTGTCGTTCCGTTCCTAAAAAAATTCGAATCAACTGTAAGATGTTGTACGCAAAATGGAGTGCGTGGTGGAAACGCAACGGTACACTTTCCAATATGGCATCAAGAGATCGAAGACATACTTGTATTAAAAAATAACAAAGGAACTGAAGACAATAGAGTAAGACGTATGGACTACTCCATACAGATATCTAAATTGTTCTATGAAAGATTTATAAATGAAGATGATATAACTTTGTTTTCACCTCATGAAGTACCAGGACTGTATGATGCATTTGGAACAGATAAGTTTGATGCATTGTATAAAAAATATGAAAAAGATGAATCTATTCCACGTAAAACAATTGGTGCACAAGAACTTTTCTTTGACCTATTAAAAGAAAGAGCAGAGACAGGCAGAATTTACATTATGAATATGGACCATGCAAACAGTCACAGTTCATTCAAAGACAAAGTTTCTATGAGTAATTTGTGTCAGGAAATTACATTGCCTACAACACCTATACAAGGCATTGATGATGACAAAGGTGAAATAGCATTATGTATTTTAAGTGCAATAAACGTAGGACAATTAAACAATTTAGACAGTTTAGAAAACTTATGTGATTTAGCAGTGCGTTCACTAGATGAAATAATTGACTATCAAGATTATCCAGTGAAGGCGGCAGAAGTCAGCACAAAAGCAAGACGTTCTTTAGGTATAGGATATATTGGTTTAGCACACTATCTTGCAAAACAAGGATACAAATATTCAGACAAAGGTGCTTGGGAATCAGTAGATAGATTGACAGAAGCATTTCAATATTATCTTTTAAGAGCATCATGCAATCTTGCAGAAGAAAAAGGCAAGTGTGATGGTTTTGATAGAACAAAATATGCAGATGGATTACTGCCAATTGATCACTACAAAAAAGAAGTTGATGAAATTGTGCCACACAAACAACGTATGGCATGGGAAAGTTTAAGAAAAGATATTGCAAAATATGGCTTAAGACATTCAACATTGTCAGCACAAATGCCATCAGAAAGTTCTTCCGTTGTTAGTAACGAAACTAACGGTATTGAACCGCCTAGAGCATTGCTGTCAATTAAGAAAAGTAAAAAAGGACCATTAAAACAAATTGTTCCAGGATTCCCTAAACTTAAAAATGACTATACTCTACTTTGGGATATGCCAAGCAACGAAGGATACATTAAAGTTGTATCAATGATGCAGAAATATTTTGATCAAGCAATATCAGGCAACTGGAGTTACAATCCTTTACAGTTTGATAACAATGAAGTGCCTATTTCAGCAATGGCGCAAGATATGTTAACTGCATACAAATATGGTTGGAAAACTTCTTACTATCAAAATACATATGACTTTAAAGGCGAGGAAGAGGATGTGCAACCATCAGGAGTTGCAATGGAAGAACATTACGAAGTTAATAGCGAATCCATAAATGGTGAAGCACCATTAAATGGTCATTTAAATGGTCATCACGTAAATGGTGAAGCAAAAATGGAAACTGCTAAAGCAGAAGATGAAGATGGCGAATGTGAAGCCTGCACAATTTAGATTGACTAAATCACAAAATAAAGGTATAATTGATAATTAATACGTTATGGCGAAAACAGTATTCAATAGAGAAGATATAGATTTTACAAAAGAACCCATGTTCTTTGGTGCGGATCAAAACGTGCAAAGATATGATGTGTTTAAGTACCCTCAGTTTGACAAATTAAATCAAACAATGCTAGGATATTTTTGGAGAGCAGAAGAAGTATCTTTACAAAAAGACAGAGCGGATTATCAATCATTTAGACCAGAACAGAAACATATTTTTACATCTAATTTAAAATATCAAACATTATTAGATTCAGTACAAGGAAGAGGACCATGTTTATCTTTTTTACCTTACTGCTCTAATCCAGAATTAGAAGGATGCATTGTTACTTGGGACTTTTTTGAAACAATACACTCAAGAGCATACACACATATAATGAAGAATGTGTATTCGGATCCTTCAGAAGTATTTGATACTATTTTAGATGATAAAGAAATTTTAAAGAGAGCAGTATCAGTTACACAAAATTACGATAAGTTTAGCGAATTGGCTCAAGACTATGTTGTAAGAGGCAAAGGTGATATTGCTGATGTTAAAAAAGCATTATACCTTGCAATGGTAAATGTTAATTTGCTAGAAGGTTTAAGATTTTATGTTTCGTTCGCTTGTACTTTCGCATTTGGTGAATTGAAACTTATGGAAGGTTCTGCTAAAATATTATCTTTGATTGCAAGAGATGAAGCAACACACTTGAACTTGTCTACACACGTTATCAAAGCATGGCAAAAAGGTGATGACAAAGAAATGACAAAAGTTATGAAAGGTTTAGACAAAACAGTAATTGATATGTTTAAAAAATGTGTTGAAGAAGAAAAAGCATGGGCAAAACATTTATTTAAAGATGGATCAATAATAGGATTGAACGAAAAACTATTAGGTCAATATGTAGAATGGATTTGTAACAAAAGATTAAGAGCATTAGGCTATGATCCTATATATGATATTCCAGCAAGTCAAAATCCTCTTCCATGGACACAGCATTGGTTATCATCAAAAGGTTTACAAGTAGCACCACAAGAAACAGAAGTAGAATCATATCTAATTGGTGGTGTGAAACAAGATGTTCAAAAAGGACAGTTCAAAAAGTTTTCATTATAATGCCAATAGACTATTCAGAACTTAATGGTTTAGAAGTTTTACTGCTTCTACTATCAGGTAGAGACGGTTATTTTCTTTGGGGCATAATTGGTTTTGCTATCCTAGTCGTTATCATTAGTCATTTCGTTGATAAAAATGACGAAGTAGGAAAACATATCGATCCCACAGATCAAAGAACAAATATGTAATTGACAATTTCCTTTTTAGGAGTTACAATACACTATGGCAAAATATAATTTACTTTGTACGAATGATCATACTTTTGAAGGGTGGTTTGCATCTGAAAAAGACTATTTGCAACAAAAAAGAAAAAAGATGATTGCTTGTCCAATGTGTGATGACACACAGATACGTAGAGCATTAATGGCTCCAAATATTAGTAAAAAGTCTAGTGCCAAAGGCAGTACAGCATTCTTTAATGGCAGAGCCGCAGTGAAGCATCTACGCAGTTGGATATCTCAAAACTGTGAAAATGTTGGTGACCGTTTTGCTACCGAATGCCGGAAAGCAGAGGCTGGTGAACGTGATGACCATATATACGGTACAGCAACTGATAAAGAAATAAAAGAACTACATAACGAAGGAATAGGAGTAATAGAGGTACCAGATGTCAAAGACAATTGAAACAATAGTATGGAGTAAAATGCAATGTCCTTATTGCGACATGGCTAAATCATTATTAAAACAAAAAAATATTGAGTTTGAAGAAAGAAAAATAGGTTCGGGTTGGACAATAGAACAACTTTTGGAATCTGTGCCAAATGTCAGAAGTGTGCCACAGATAATTTTGGATGGTAAGTACATTGGTGGGTATCAAGAACTTAAGGCTCATTTCGATAACGAAGGAAAATAATGTTAATAGAAAAAAATATAAGCGAGAATTCAATAGTTGCAATTAAAGTATCCACTGGAGAAGAAATGATTGCTAAATTAATTTCTCAAAACGAAGATTCAATCAAAGTAAAGAAACCAATGGCATTTGTAAGAATGCAACAAAGTATGGGGTTAATGCCTTGGATGGCAACTCCAGAACCTGATGCAGAATTATCTATTGATAAAAAATTTATCATGGTGCTTACAACCTGCGAAAAAACACTTGCAAATCAATACATAGAAACAACTTCAGGAATCAAGTTAGCAAAAACTGATTTAAATGTCTAAAGTCATACTTACAGATTGCGACGGAGTATTGTTGCAATGGGAGAAAGCCTTTCATGAATGGATGCAATTGAATGGCTTCGAACAGATTGGAAAAGGTCATTATGACATAGACATGATGTATCATCTTCCACAAGGATTTAGCAAAACATTAATTAAGATATTCAATGAATCTGCTTGGATGGGTTATTTAGAGCCCGTGCCTGGCAGTGTTGAAACAGTCAAGAAATTGGCTGAAGAAGGGTACAAATTCACTGTTGTAACCAGTCAATCCACAGATGCAGTAGCAAACAAATTGCGTAAAAGAAACTTAATAGATCACTTTGGTGATGTTTTTGAAGATTTTGTATTTTTGGATACTGGGCAAGGCAAAAAGGAGGCTTTATCAAAATGGAAAAGTTCAAATATGTTTTGGATTGAAGACAAGCCAGAAAATGCCTTTACAGGTGCCACAGTAGGTTTGGTAGCATTACTACTTGACCTTCCGCACAATGCAGGCTATAATAGTGATAATAAACTACCTGTCAGAAGAGTAATGAATTGGCAGGAAATTTATAACGTTATAAAGGAGAAGAAGCATGGCAACACATGACGAAATCAAACAAGCCTACGAGGCTTACATCTCAGAGTCAGAAGCATTCGAAACAAAAGGTGTAAAAGCCGCGGCGGCTAGAGCCAGAAAAGCATTAGGCTTATTAGGCAAAGCGACAAAAGTAAGAAGAAAAGAAATACAAGAGAAGAAAAACTCAATGTAATTTTAAAACTCAAAGGGTGTTTCGGCACCCTTTGATTTCCCCCAAAATAATAAAAATTTAATAAATATTGACATATGGAAAGTACAGGAAAAATTAAATGGTACAACTCTGCTAAAGGGTTTGGTTTCATCACTCCAGACAATGGAGGCAAGGATGTGTTTGTTCATGTGTCGGCGCTCAAGGCATCTAACCTAAAAGAGCTCACAGATGGTCAGGCTATATCTTATGAATTGGTGGAATTCAGAGGTAGAGAAGTAGCATCAAATCTTAAACTCATAGAAGTAAACGGCAACAAGTAAGCCAAATCTCCCATTGACATTTCTGAAAAAGTATGTTTTAATGATAGTATCGTTATGATTAAAACAAATAAAAACAAAATAGTAATATCGGATTTTCAACACTATTGGAAATCAGCAACCAAACACGGACATGAATTTACTTTCGCTCATGGTAAAAATTTTAAAGATGCAAAGGTGTTCACTGTGGAAGTTAGACATTCTGACAAGATCAGAAATGCAGATGGTCGTTGGTCTCCAGTCAAAATCAAATAACTTGACATTTCAACCTAAATCAGTTTAAATACACTGTAGACGTTGAAGTGTGTGGAATAAACATTTAGGACGTCGGGGCAGTACCGACCACCTCCACCAAATCGTTCACG